AAGATGTACGAGAACTTGGGTGGAGTAAAGGTAGGTTGAATGACATACATAATAGAAAAACCTACAAACATTAAAGAGTTAGATGATTTTTTATCTGAGTTGTATGCGGGTCAAAGCCGTCCCTCTACATGGAAAGAAGATAGACAAAGACTTATCGAACTGTACGAACTGGAGGACACCGATGCCGAGTAATTGCGGAGCAGGTAAAGATAACGCACCTGGATTCCAAGAAGGCAACACTTGTGCGGGAGAAGGTGGTGGTGCGGGTGAGGGCAAACCCAAACAAAGAAGAATAGATACGAGCAGTAAACAAAGACCACACTTTGATGATGCTAGGCAGTTCACTGTTGATGGAGGTTTTTTGGAATTGGTAAAAAACCCAAAATCATCTACTGATTGGAGCATCATAGAATTATATGTAGATAAAGACAAGAGAAGAACAGGCATAGCAACAGACCTAATAAAACGTGCTATACAAGAAGGCGGTACTATTGGCGGTCAAGCTTCAAACGATGGGTCTGTCAAGCTGTTATGGGAATTGGGGTTTAGGTTGGGCGGTAAACCAGATGGCACACTAGAAGATGCCTTGGGTTTAAGGAAAGAGTATACATCGGTACTTCTTGTCTATGACACCAATAGCAACAAAACTGCACAAACAACATCAAAAGAATTTAAATCTTGGTTTGGTGATTCTAAAATTGTAGATAAAAACGGTGAGCCTATGGTTGTGTATCATGGTTCTCCTAATCCAGATTTTAATGAATTAAGTTACGAACACATTGGGAAAGGTTTAGACCAATGGGGCTTAGGTTTTTACATGGGAGAAACTGCTGAAATTGCAAATAGGTATACATCAAAACACAATGTTTCAGGTCAAGAAAAAAAACATGGTGGAGTTTTACCTTTATATGCAAAAATAAAAAACCCTCTTGTGTTAGATGGACTTAAAGATAAAAACTTTGGAAGTGCTTTAGAATTAACTTATGACCAAGCATTACATATAATAAAACAATCACCAAACATACACAGAAAAAATTACAACCCATTAGAAGATTGGGGATACGATGTATCGGGTGGGGTTGAAGATTGGATGTTAAAAGAAGTTGCGGATTCATATACAAATCCAATGCACATATGGAATGATTTTTTTAAAAGGCAAAATATAGAAGGTAAGCATGCAGAAATTTATCTTAATGCGTTGTCAGAAACTACAGGTTACGATGGAGTTCAAGTAGATTTTGGAACAGATAAAAGTTCCTACATAGCATGGTTTCCAAATCAAATCAAATCAGCCATAGGTAACAAGGGTGACTTCGACCCAGAGAACCCAAAGATAACTCACGCTAAAAGTGACTGCGGAGCAGGAAAAGAGGGTAGTGCGGGCTTTCAGCCAGGGAATACTTGTGCAGGAGAAGGTGGTGGTAAACAAACAACAAGGTTAGAAACTAAATTAAAAAGTTTAGGTAAACAAAAATTTCCAGATATTAGCTACGAAGAATTTGAAAGCAGATATTTGTTGCATGGAACATCTTTGAGTCACCATAACGACCAAGAAGATTTAATAAAATTAAATCCACAAACAGGTGAAGCGACAGATAGTGCATACGGAGATTATGACGATTTAGAAGAATTGTTGTTTTTTAGAAAACCAGAACATTTAGAAATGTTTGATATTATGGATTTTGCATCAAAACATAGAAATGTTTTAGATGGTGATTACGATAACCAATTTATATTGCTTGTAGATACTAGCAAATATAAAAAATACTCAGACACTAGATTTTACAAAGACGATGGTTACAACGGAACAAGTTCAGAAATAGGTTGGAGTGAAAAAGATAAGAAATTAAAATCAACAGGGGCAAGTAGTGATTCTTCGCCTATATCAGTAGAATCAAATGATGTTTGGACTAAAGACTCGGTAGAAATAGATTACGCAATTTCGGCTAAAGAATTAGCTGAATACTATGGAACAGATGATATAAATGGAAAAGACATTTATGATTTTATTCACAATAGAACATACAATCCGAAATATGGCGAAGGTCGCAAATTAGACCAAAATCAATCATCTTTATTTAAGCGAGAGTTTGCCAGAGATAAGGACATACAAGAAGAATTTGACTTTATGTTTGACGAGTTCAGAATTGATTTCGATTTTGAATCAGCTCCCAACCTAAGAGCATTGGCAGATTTAGAAGGCAGAGTCCCAATGCTACGCATGCAAGTAGAGCAGATGGAACGAATAGCCAACAACATGGCTATGGAAATCGTTTCTACTGAACGGCTTAACATACTACCTTACCTACAAAAAACATCGCATGCTATAAAGTCTGCTTTGCGTAATGCTTTTTGGGTATCCGATGTGGACCATGCAACTGTTGTCAATCTTCAAAAACTTCTAGCTGATGCTATTCGTGGCGTTATGCCAGATAAGTCGCTTAGTCTTCCAGAATTTATTGATAGTTCCAAGTTGGAAGGCGCAGTAAATTTAACCGATGCTCGGCTAGAAACTATCTATCGCACCAACATTATGACATCGGCTAACGAAGGAGTCATGTCTGTATTGCGTTCGGACGAGGGGCAAGATGCTTTCCCATTGGTGATGATTACTGAAATTGTAGATGATAGGAGTAGACCACACCACGCAGTAATGGACGGATACATCACAACTCCAGGCGAAATGGATAGGCAAAACCTAAGACCGCCAAATGGTTACAACTGTCGGGCTACACTAATAAAGATAGATTGGGATTCCGCAAACGACATGGGTTTACTTGACGAATATGGTAATCCAGATATGATTGCAATAAATAAGAAGAATACGCCAGAACAGCAAGGTTTAATAAAAGCAGGAATTTACCCAGACGAAGGTTTTAAACGAGGGAACTTTATATGAGGCACAAGACATTTTACACTTTGACCGAAACAGCTTCCATGTTGCGAGTAAGCGAAAATACGATTTATCGGATGGCAAGGCGAGGGGACATCAATGGAACTAAGGTTGGAAGACAGTGGAGATTTTCCGATGAATCCATCCAGAACATGAAAAAAGCTTCTGACAAAAAAACCCACTACTAACCACAACTGCCCAAACACTAAAAAAACCGCACATATTCTGATAAATGTGTAGATAATCATAGTATGGGTAAAAATCCGCACATGCCTTCGCATTCAGTATCCGACAATGGCGATAAAGTCACAATACACGACTTGGAACTATTTGTAGGACACATTGATGGCTTTGATGAAGAAGATTCAGATATAAAAGACCTCGACACAGAGGCAATCGAATCTATCATCACAAAGACGAAAAGGCACATGAGCGCAGGAGCTAACCCAAAGCTAGTCTTGATGCACCAAGACGATAACGGGAACTCGCCAACAGAGTCAATCGGAGATATTGTCAAAATACACTCAAAGCCTATACGGATTCTATGCGATGACAACTCTACATTTGAGGGCGCAGGTATTGTTGGCGATGTCGAGATGTCAAAGAAAGATTTTGAAAAATATCTTGCATCTAATCAATACCCCAGAAGAAGTGCAGAAATCTGGGAAGACGGACATTTAAGTGAAGTGGCTTTGCTCGGTAGGGAAACTCCTGCCAGACCACTTCGGGACACAAAGTTTACACGCACAGGTACTAAAAAGGTTTTTCATAGACCCGCAACCTTTGGAATGGTAGCACCTGGAAGTGGAAATACATACGTAACAGGGTCAGAACAAGAGGAACATGAGATGCCAGACATCACAATGCCAGACCACGAAGAAGATGCAAGCTTGAAAAAAGACCTGCTCTCCAAATATCGTGCTGAGAACGATGAGTTAAAGGACAAGATTTCCAAACTAGAAGCGCAAATGGCTGAAACAGAACCACCTTCAGAAGATGAAGAAGAAATGATGTTTGATGCTGAAATGCTAGATGAGGAAATGCCAGAAGAAGAAGAATTTTGCAAAGGCGAACACTGTGAAGATGAAGACGAAGAAGTAAAACGAGAGTTCAAAAAACTTCGTAAATCTGCATCTGGAACTAAGCTTCTACGCACATATTCCCGCATTAAAAGGCAACGAGATTTGTACAAGAAACGCCTTGACGGAATGGCTAATAAGGTGAAGAAAGAACGATTCAATCGAGCATTGGACAATCTTGCTTCACAAGGCTACCTCGTAAAAGCACACAGAGATGTAATGCTTGCAGAGTTGATGGGATGCAAAGACCCAGTTGCAAAATTAAAGTTCTGGAAATCAACGATGAAACGAGTACCAGTTGGCAAAAAAGTCAATACTAAAAATACTCGGCAACGAACAAAAGTAAACTTCAGTATTGACCAGAAGAAACAAGCTTCTGAAAATGCTGTAAAACGAATTGCCCAAGAAGGTCTTGAAGCAACACAGTTCCAAAAAGTCTACCAAGAAGAACTCCGTAAATCTTAACTAACAAGAGAGAAATAAAATAATGTCACATTCAGTACAACCAAACCTAGAAGCGGGTGGAACAATTCGTCCATACCGATTCATTAAAATAAACACAGGTGCAGATAATCAATGCCTTGAATCCGATGCAAACGATACCATGATAGGTGTGGTTGCAGGAAGCACTCGCCAGTTTGATTCAGCAAACCACGCAGAAGATGGCGACCATGTAACTTTGCAAATGGGTTCAATCGTAATGGTTGAAGCGGGTGCATCAATTACACGTGGTGCGCCACTTGAAAGTGATGCAGACGGTAAGGCAACAAACCAAACCGCCGATACTACAAGTCGTAGAATTGGTGGGTTTGCACTAGAGTCTGGTTCAAGCGGTGAAATAATCCGTATGCTTTGGCAACCATACTTCATACGGCACAACCTTTCATAATAACTAATAACACTTAAAGAAAAAGAGATACCAAAATGGCAGAAGTAGCACCAGGACAAGCAAACACCTATGTCCCTACATTCAGTGAAGCGACAGGATTAGTACAGGTTGAGTTTTCACGCAACCCAACTACCTTCGCAGTAAACTCATACGCAAAATTAGTTCCTGTATCAAAAGATACGGGCTACTATTTGAAGATAGACGAGGAGGAACAAGCCCGCGTGGTTTCAACCTCCGATTGGGTTTGGGGCGATGGCAATGATGCGCCAGAAGGCATCCAACAAGACCACGAATTCAGCACATTCAGAACTCAACGTCATGCACCAACTTTTCAACTCGGACAGAAATCAGCAGGTAATGCCGACTTCGATGTAATCGCATCACACGCTAGAATGGCAGCATCAAAGTGTATGCGTATTCGTTCTTACCGAGCAGCAACAGCACTTACCACAACAGGTAACTGGGTAACAGGAACAACTGACACAGCAACTAATGTTGGTGGTGGTAAGTGGAGTGCTGCAACAGCATCAAACAACTACATCCAAAAGTCGTTTAATGGCGTAGTTGAAAACATCCTTTCTAACACAAACGAAGCAGTTACAGCAAAAGACATCACAGCAGTAATGTCCGACCAAACCGCACACGCAATCACAGAATCTGCGGAATATCGCACGTATTTCCAAGGAAGTCCCTTCGCAGCTAACTTTGTTCGTGGCGCAGGAGAATTTGATGAGTTCCTACTCCTTTCAACATTCTTTGGCGTTGGTGGAATTATTGTAGACCCAACTAGCCGAGTTACAAATCGTAAAGGTGGCACGAAAGCACGTTCACGAATCTTTGATGACGATTGTGTATTCGTTTCACGTGTTGGTGGTCAAATGGGAACAGAGGGTGTTCCAGATTTCTCAACACTTTCAATCTTTGCTTATGAAGATATGACCGTAGAAACCGAAGATGACACATGGAATCGTAGAATACGAGGTCGTGTAGTTGATGATTCAGCAGTGGTTCTAACAGCCCCTCTCTCTGGTTACCTCCTCCAAGATGTTTGGGATTGATACTTAGGACAATGGGTTATGATTAACCCGACCCCCTATGAGGGCGGGAGGGATATTCCCTCTCGCCTTCTTTTATGGAGATTACATGGCACAAGCAACTTACATCACAGCATCCGAACTAGCAGAGTCTTTTGATTCTAGGATGATTAAACAATTGTCTTCGTATACGGGAAGTCCACAATCTAGCGTGGACAACTCAACTGTAACGAATGCTATTGAAAAAGCATCTTCAGAAGTTGAGTCTTATGCGTTGCGTGGTGGTCTTTACACATCTACTAATTTGTCTGATTTACAAACCTCGGACGATTGGGCTTTAAAAACTCTTGTTTCCACCTTGACAATGAAACATTTGTTTCGTGGCAAAACGGGTCAAATACCACCTGACATGATTGCAATGGTTGGAGAAGCTACAGCGACTCTTGAAGAATTGCGGGAAGGCAAGAGGGTGTTCAATCTAAGTACCACCCACGATGCAGGTAAGGCAAAGGCGTTTATTATTAGCTCAAACGTGAGAAGTAATTTAAATATGCCTTCTGATGGCATGAACTTCCCTAGAAGGATTACCAATAAATACTAATGGCAACACTACGCATTAAATCCAGTGAACTTGGTGGTGCTTTGATGACACGAATTACCGACTTGGTAAATAGCCAAGAGCTATCTACTGTGTTGGTTGATAGGGCTAAAACTAGAATTAGAAACCAAGGCGACTCAACACATAAGTACGAGGAGCTTTGGGCAACAAGGTTTAGCGCAGGATACAGAAAAGGTGGAAAAGCATTACGTGACACTGGTTTTCTAATGTCCAACCTGCACTCGGAATCTTTAAAAAATTCGACAAATAGGGTTCGGTGGATTCTTAAAGACGGAACGGGATATGGTTTAAAACACCAAGAGGGTTACACAGTCAGAGGACCAATTGCTATACCCCTTAACAAAAAGTGTGCAAGCATTCTAGCTCGGCTTGGCGACCCTCCCCATGACATTAGTGCTATTCCAGATTTTTTAGAAGAAGCACCTAGTTTGAAAGAGGCTCAAAAAGGTAGTAACGCATCTATTAAATGGGACTATTATGTAATAGATTATGAAGGCGATATGGAAGTAAAGCCAAGAAAGATTGCGAATGCTCCACCAGAAGACATTAAAGCTATATCAAGAGTAATAAAAAGAAGAATTAGAAAACAAGGACAGAAATAAAATGGCAAACATTTTTAACATAAGCGGAGCTACAACCGTCCAATATGATACAAGCAGTACTGCGGGGTCAAGTTTTAGTGGGACGGCTTTAGGACAAACCGACAGTAACGATTTAATTTCATTTGAACTAGAGTATTTTAAAGAGCCAATCCACACGACAGAGTTTGGTCCTCATATACCCGCCCAATACGTCAATCTTGGTGCGTTGGGCTATTTAAGCATGACATTAGTTAAGTGGGACTTAGATGCACTAGAAGATTTAACACAAATGTTGCCTGGCACAATAGTTGAATCTTCCATCGGTGATATAGGTGCATTGATGCTTGGTGCTGATACAGCCGTAGGTGTTGCAGACCAAACCTATTCGACAGATGGGCAATGTGCTATCAAACTTGTGACCAGTATTGGAAGCGACTACACTTTTCGCAACTGTGTTATAGACGGTAGAATCAGGGTTATGGACTTCGGAAATAGACCACAGAGATTGGCTTTAAATTTCCTTTGCTTGCCGTATGCAGAATCAGACAACACTTTAGAAGACGGAAGCGTAATTTACACAGAATCTTAATTTTTAACAGGAGGATATTTTAATGAAAGTAATTGAAACAAGCAACGATGACCATGTATTCCAAGTCACAGTTAAAAACAAGGGCATTATATTTATTGATGGGTTTGAATTGGCATCAAGATGTGCGGAGATACCAGGCGTTGATGATGGCAATGCAAAAGCCACAGATATTGCACAGGCAGTTTCAGATGTTGGGTGGAGCGAGTCGCAAATGTCTAGCTTCAATAGCCACGAATTGTTTTCGGTCGGCTCAAAAGTGTTGGTGGCAATTGAAAACATGGGAAAGTCGTAGAACCGTATGCAAATTTTGCCAAAGTATATGGTTGGTGTCCAAATGTCAGGGGCTTGTCAAGAGGAGAAGTCGAACTTGGTTTAATGGCAAGAATTACGAAGATGAGAGCATTAACCTGTTTGGAATACTTCCAAGGTGTTGGAGCAATACTAAATCCAGAAGTTCTTGTGGGACTAGCATCTCAAGCAGGATTACCAGATAACGAATTGGTTAAATTACAAATGAACATAAATAAGCAGAATATGAGGAATCAATCATGGCAGTAACATTCGAAACATCAAACGGTCTATTTAAAAGACTAGGAAAACTATTTTTTATTGCAAGAAAAGTTGAAGCGCATCAAGGCACAGGTTCAGGAAGTTTGGCAGATGAAATCGAAGATGTTGTGGATGAATTTACTTCGGCTGACATGCACATGGTTTCTGATTTTACAGCGAAAGATGCCATCTTAAATTGGCAAAAAAGTGCGGGTGACATTATGTACACTATTTCAAACATCGCAAAGCGATGCGTTATTGAAATGGTAAACGATGACACAACCTTGAACCAAAAAACATTACGGCAAGCATTGGAAGAACTTGTAGACCAAATGAGTACCTCAGACCATGTAGAAGATGCGGTCTTTTCATTAAGTGGCGATGATTCACCCGTCAGTTTTACGGGTACAGGTAGTGGCAGATTCTTCACTTCTACATCCAATGGCGAGGGTAAAAAATTCCAATACTTGCGAGTAGGTTACACGACACTTGAGTGTGTAAAAGATGCACAGGTTTCTGGAACAGCAGGGCGTGAAAGCTTTACTCTTATGAGCGACAAGGCAATATCAGATATTCGTGACCCTGCATTTCCAGGTGGATACGGAAGTACCAACACCATTGCGGTATCAGACCCAACATATTCGCAGTCCAATGCTGTTGGTCGTAACATGTTAAATAATGGAGATTTTGAAACCTTCACAGTGGCTAACACACCAGACAACTGGACAGTGGCGACAGGCACTATTGGCACAACACTTTTAGAAAACACAGGTTATCACAGGGGTGCTAAATGTTTACGTATTAAGGGTGACGGCTCACAGCTTACAAAAATTACTCAAACATTTAATACAGCAGGACAGACTACTGCAAAGTTTAAACCCGAAACCAGATATGGATTATGCTTTTGGATTAAAGTAGATGCGGGTGTATCAGCAGGAGTTTTAAAAATACGTATTTACAAAGCAGACGGCTCAACAGTTTTAGATACTGCAGATGAGTCTGTTACTTTAGTAGGGTTGGTGGATGACACATGGACTGCGAAGGCAGTAACATTTTCAACCCCATTAGTGCTAGATTCTAGTTACAGCATAAGTGTAGAACTAACAACGGCTGTGACAAACAATGGAAACGTATACATAGACGGCTTGCAAGTAATAAGGATGCAACATTTAACCAACGAGTCAAGTTTCCATATTGCAGTTATTCCAGGTGCAACGGATTTCATTGTAAAAGATGTGGCTAAAGTTACTATTACTCAGTCCACAACCAGTGAGTTTCAAAAATACTTAAATAAGTTTTTAGGTCTTGAGGATTTGGGTATACAAATACCCTATCACACATCCGCTTCTATTGCGGATAGTTTGATTGCGTAATACTTTATGGCAACTACTACGCAAAGAGAAGTCTATGAGGGTTTGCTAACCGACCTAAGAACTGTATCTGGTGTGCATGATGATTTTATCTACATCACGCCAATGCCTGTGTTTTCCCCTGCGGATTCGCTTTTTATACAGCTTATTCCTGGAGTTCCACTACCACAAACTGAGGTTTCGGGACTAGGTTTGGTGGAAGAAACATTTAGAGTAGCTGTATGGACTAGGGTGTTTCTTGACCAATCTGGACACTCTACCGAAAGAATTACCGATGCAACATTTGGTGTAATGAAAACAATAGGCGATGTTCGTCAGGTGTTAATACACTCGACTGCAAATGGCGAATCAACAATACCTGTCCGTTGGATTTCTGGTTCAACGCCAACAGAATCAGATGCAGAACCAGGTTGGGTATATTACGAAGATACTTTCCAAGTAGGATACGAAATAGTCTGGAGTTAAAATGGCTGAAAATCTTGGAACAATTGATATAGCGGTAAAGGCAGACGAATCACAAGTCAAAGAAGCTTTTGATAAAGCTTTAGGTGACGGTGGTAAAAAAGCGGGTAAGTCAATTTCCGATTCCCTAAGTTCAATAATGGGTAAAACAGGGAAGAAAATAGGCGACCTAACACACAAAGCACTTGGCAAAATATATGGCGTTGGTGGCATGCGTGGTCCTGAGTCTGGACCAACGAAGTACGGTAGTGCTTTTGGGTCGAGCATGAAGGGTTCTATGGCAGGGACTCGCATAGGTGCAATTGCGGGTCGTATTGGGGCAATCGCAGGACCAATTGCGGTTGTGGCGGGTGTTGTGATTGCTCTAGGGGTCATTGTTAAAAAAATAATTTCTGCGTTTATTGGCTTGGCAAAAACACTATCGTCAATGGCACATAAATATGCGGGTATAAATGCAGAGATGGCTGTTTTGTCTGCAAAGAAAAAGGTCGGTGGGCTTGCGAGGGATATGCGATTCGCACACATGATTGCACCCGCCACGAAAGAAGCATCAAAAGCTTTGAGTGGGTTGAAAGATGCGATACTTCCACTCAAGGCGTATGCTATGACAGTTTTACAAATGCTAGGAACAGAGGTTATAGGTATTGTCACAGATATATTAAAGTCTTTGGGTGAACTTCTTGTCACTTTTGGTCCTCTTATCGAAGCCGTTTTGATGCTAACTAGGGTTATATTAAGAATGTTACGTATTATTTTTACGATAAGAAGTAATCCAATTGGTTTTTTGCAGGGCTTAATAACTGGAAAGTCATTTGATATGTTCAATTTCAACGACCTAAAAGAGGGTATTGAAGGAACGAACACAGCACTAGGTAGAATACTCAAAGAGATTAAAGATGGCAAAGACGACCAGTGGATAGAAAACTGGAATGCTTACATGGCTAATGTTGGCGCACAACTCTCAGGCGGTGCTTGGAATCCAAAGTTTAATACCCAAGCTCAAACAGTTCCTTCAAACGGTAGTAATTCACCATCATCGTCATCATTGAATACAGGTTTAACAATTGGTTCGTGGCTTTTAAGCAATGGGCTTAGGTGGATGTGACATGGCTTACAAAATAACGTACAACAATTTTGGGTCAGAGGGTTCTGGAAGTGCTAAGTGGACTCACATACGCATTGCCAACTATTCAAGCAGTCCATTGTTTGCAGATGATACTCAAACGCACTGGACAACCGAGCATACGATTTCGGGAACAGCTTTGTTAAATGTTGTTGAAAGAGATTTAACTAAATCTTTAGTTAAGTGCAGAACACATCTATCTAAAGTTGGTCGCAACTTAGTAATTAAAGAGGATACCACCACGATTACCAGTGTTGGCAACAATGACTTCGACAAAGTTGATGGGTTGGCGTTGCCATACGCAGATTCTAGTGGCGCAGAATACAACTTTGCAGGAAATACTGATGCGGTCGGTTTCCCGAAGTGCGATTTTGAAATAAATGAATTTTATGGAACTGCAAACGCAATGGTTTCGTTCACCTTTACGTGGGTCGAATCAAAGAATGATGGAAGTGCAGATGAAGATTTATCTTATTCAGTTCTTTCCCACGTTTGGAAACAAACATTCACGATTGCCGAGGGAGGGTTACAGACTTGGAAAGTTAATGGAACATTAAGGATTAAACCCTATGCGCCCCTTGCAGGTACTTCTGGGTCTGCGGATTTAGGAAGAAACCCAGACTCATACAGAAATCTGGTTATGCCCAGTGTTCCACCAACATTTAGATTAAAGTCTATGGAGTGGGCAACCAACCAACAGGGCGACACTTTGTTGTACACTCTAGTATTTCAAGAACACGCAAGAAGATTGCCTAGTCCCGCAAAAAGAGGTTCGGGTTCGTTTACGTTTAAGAAAATGTTAGATTCTGGTGCGGGGCTTTTGGGGATAAAAACTTTTGAAGCAGAGCTAGAAGGTGGTTCAAATGCAAAGACTGCGGATTTACTTGCAAGTCTTCTTGATGCAAGCACAAAAAGAATACAGTGGACAGGGGCTACAAAAGATTTAATAACATCTCTTACGATTAGCGAACGAGATATATTTTCAAAAAAGGTAATAGGTTTGCGGGTTACTGCCCAAGGTTTAGATGCAAATGTTACGGGTTCACTTAGGGGAGGTTCTTTTACTAATTTAAACTTTGGGATACTAGGAGATTTTGTCACTGACACCAACATTGCAACGTCTGGTAGCGAGTGGGGAGATGCTTTAATATGTTCGTTCAAACGACAAATGTTTATTCCGTATGCGGGATATGATGGCGGTGATTTTCCTAAAGCGCAGTTGATGACTATGCCAGGTAGCCCTCATACGGGAAGTAGTGGTATTACGGGTGGACAAAATAATCAAGGAACTGTAGTTGAAGATATTTACAATCTGGATGAAATAGACTTAGGGAAGCCAGTACCGACTCCCAAGGCAGAAGATTTGCTAGGAGAGGAATTTGGAGAAGAAGCGCAATCTCCAGATGCTATTGCTCATAAGTACATGAATGTTACTGGTATCGAACGAGTAACTATTCAGCAAAACATAGCTGTTACCTCTACGAATGCTATGGTTTCAAAGCACATACCAATTACAACTGGTCCACCAGATATATATATAACGAGTGAATATACATTGACACGTAGCGGTTCTCCACCACCCATGTTGCATTTTGGTGTAAACAGAAATCACATTACTGTTGATGAACAAACGTCAGTAACCGCAGGTGAAATAGATGCTAGTGGCAACAGGGTTTACACAAGGACGATAAACCGAACACTTCGATACCTCTATGGTCATGGTGGTGGTGGGGTTGTTGAAGGTGAAACAATACCAATAACCTATTATCTTGGCGAGGAAGCTACTTTGACCATTTGTTTCAACAATCCATCAGGATACGTTATGTCAAGACCGTTTGACCCAAGAACCGATAGTGAAATAGACATAAGGGGTTCTACTATATGGAATCCAAGTACAAATTTTGGGGAAACGTATGAACTTGATTTTAGTATTCCAGTAGGGCAAATTTGACAAGGAGGTTATATGTCAGCTTTAAACCAATTCGGGATAGCGTACGATGCGGGTGGGCAACTGACAGAGTTGGCTATGTCGATGAAGGTCACAGACGAGATAGCTATACTTTTAATGCAACAAGGGGTTGATGTATCTAGTATAAACAAACTGTCTGTACCTTCGGGATTTACAAATGTAGGGCAAATGTCTATCTTGTGTTATTTGCCTATAAACATGAATTGGATGGATTTAGATTTGTGGGCAATAGTCGGTCCATGCAAGTGGAAGTTGTCCAATAATTATAGGATTCACAGGGTTTTTGCACAGCCCAGTTCTGGAGTTGACAGGACAACATTGGCGATAGTTTCGGTTGATGATTGGAGATACAACCTAAATATATTTGGTTCTAACAATACGGGTCAAAGCAGTAATAATAAATATGGAAGCGATTTCTCTATTGCAAGCGAGGACGTAACAAACGAAATTGAGGGTGACGTACCAGTACAGGCGGGTTCTTTAGATTCAGATAAGTTACACTTGTGGTATGACCTGAATTGGCTGAAGACACTAGACAACTCATTTAACGCATGGGGATATGAGAGGGAAATGTCAGATGCGGAACTTGCAGACAGGGTGTTGATGTCTTGCGGTGCTATTGCTTGTCCTCAGCTACAGTTAAGAGAGCCGACAAATTGCGGGGTCAATTACGAATCTGAATATGTATATGGAAGTCAAGAACCATCAATGGAATATAATGATTCTACGCATTGGATGGTGGCAGAGTATATTGGAGATGGTTGGAGATGTGCGACCCAACTGTGGAACAGGTTGTCAGAGTTTTACAAAAGCGGTCAGTTAGAATGTGCCTTTGGGAGTCCAGAAAGAAATGATGATTGGGCAGAGGATGATTTCCCAGACCCACTTGATAGAATCCCAGAAGAACCCGAAGTTTTAATGAACAAATGGATGGCTAGGGCAGAAGATGGCAACCAAGAAATACCCTCATCTGTTGATGTAAATTTTCCTGCACGAACCCCAACTGGTAAATATGTAATGTATCAGGTCAATGGGTGTGAGCATGGAAAGCCGTTTACGGGAAATCAACATTATTCTTATAGTGGGAATGCGGTTAGTTTAACCGACCACATAAAAACAAAAACAACAGAAATACCTGCAAGCGAATTGGCGGTTGGTGGCATTACACACATCACCATAGACCCGCTAGAAACTGATTTGCCTCTAGGCTTGACTCAAGCAAGAAAAGATGATTTGCTTCAAAGAGCTTTGCACCTATCGAAGTGTTATTACGCAAGGTATTACGCCTGTTCGGGAACTGCAATGTTTGTAGGTTGGCATCATGCTAGGGCTATACCAGGATGTACTTTGCAAGAGTATGGATTTTCAAGTAGTGTGCAATATACAAGGATTTTAGGTGGCAAACACAATCCTGCATTTGGTTTTTCAACAACAAGTTTTTCAAATTCTTCAGTGGTTACGGGTGGAGGGCTTCTTCTAAACAGACCAGACGGGCAAGCTGAAGTTATTACAGGTGGGGCTTCTTCCTCAAACGATTTGCTTTGTAGTGTTGTTGGAATAATAATGGATGCGGGTGGGTGTGTGGCGAAGGGTTATGTGTTGGAAAGGTTATCTGACGAAGAAACATTTGGAAATGACCAAGACTTGTTAAAGCCGACCGACCGTAGTATTCCAAACATGTGCTATGAGCCACTTAAAATAGGCGACTTGGTTTTGTTTGCCTTTGTTCCAAGGGGAACTGCTGATGATGAGCCAGAGATACCGATGTGTGACCAAGGTGGTTGCAATTATTTGTTTATAGCAGGGGAAGAAGTACAAACTCAGGAGTGTCAATAATGGCTATTAAATACACAACTCAAGAATCTGCGGAGTTAGCATACAGTAAAATTATTACGGGTTTGTTCGATGGGACAAACGAGGTAATTTTAATGGAGGGGCAACCATCCCGTTCTAATTTTATTTCAAAGATAATCATTACGAATACTGATACAGCAAAAATTACGCCTAAGATAAGAATACACAACACCTTAAAGTCGGGTGAAGATGATGAGTATATACAGCTTATGCCAGAGATTGAACTATCCTCAGATGAAAGATTGGTATACGAATCGCCTATCACGCCCTATGGTGGACAGAATCTAGTGATTGAACTTAATGGGGATGTGACAACATCTCAGCCCCAGTATATGATGGTGGTTAAAAATGTTTGACTTACTTACATACGACAACGAGGGCAGACCAAGATTAACTGTAACGGTTGAAAATCTTACACCTACACTTGCTGTGTTCACAGCCAAGAATGCTTTGTTCCCTACAGCGAATTATGCCACAAAAGATATTAGGAATGTGTATTCTGTTTTAGATTTTGATGACACTACAAATGAAAAAACTATTTTTTTAGGTTTGATGCCTAAACAATATAGGGGTGGTAATATAGAGGTTCATTTGCACTTTATGATGACAACAGCAACTTCTGGTGATGTAGATTGGATTGTATATTTTGACCGTTTTGGCTCTAATGATATAGACGTAGATACTAACACTTGGTCAAACACGACAACTGTGACGGATACATCTGTACCGAGTACATCGGGGCAAATTGCAATTACAACAGTAACGGTAACTGAAGGTGCGAACATGGATAACATTACCGCAGGAGATTTGTTTTCTATACAAATTGAGCGTGATGCTTCAACTGATACGGCTACGGGCGATGCGGAACTTTTAGGGGTGGAGATACGAGGAACTTAATGGCTATAGTATTTGATTCTAGCGATGGGGACGGTGCAGACTACCTAACCAGTACGAGTGCCTCAACGGTAACGGGACCCCCACTCACACTCGCTTGTTGGGTAAATCCAAGTACATTAACAGGGCATGATGCTTGTATAGCCGTAGGTTCATCTGGAAGCAACGAAGCGTACGCATTAAACCTTCGGGCAACATACAAAAAAGTTACAATGGAATCGCGTGATTCCTCTGGTGGGAGTATCGCACAAGCGGCAGATGATTACCGTGCGGATGCTTGGCAACATGTTGCGGGTGTTTGCACATCAAGTGTTTCAAGGCAAGCGTTCCTAGATGGGGTGGGTGGAACAGTTAGTACGACAAGTCGAACACCATCATCGGTTGATAGGATAAGAATTGGCGAGTGGTCAGCCGTTTGGTCAAGACCTTTTGATGGCATGATTGCTGAATGTGCAATATGGAATGTTGCTTTGAGCGATGGGGACATACAAGCAATGGCGAGCGGTTTAACACCTACATTGATTCGCCCTGACTCTCTGGTTTCATACTATCCTCTTGTTCGTAATTATATAGATGAGTTCGGAAATAATGAAGTCACACCGAACAATACAGTTGTTTGGGCAAACGAACATCCTATTGCTGTTGAGGATGCACCTTCTACTCATAGGAGCGCATGGGGTGGTATATGACGGGTCAAGACCCACAGGGCATTTGTTGTTATTGTAATCCGTTTCCTCAGTGTGGTCATTTTTGTGAAACGACAGACGAATTTGAATGCATACAGCAAGGCGGTACTTGGCTAGGTGAGGGGCAATTAGATTGCAACGACTGTGATGAAGTATGCGCTAACTGCGAACAAACCTGTACAGATAATTCTCAATGCCCAGATGGATATATTTGTGAATTTGGACAATGTGTTGTAGACCCTGATGCGAGTGGTTGGGGCGATGACAATGTAATGCCTTGCAATAGACCTGGAATTAGCGGGTCTAAAAATTGCCAAAAAGTTCTTCATGTAAAACGACCATATTTCCCAAATGGCACACCCAACTACAATGCGTGGGGAGTTGCAGTATGGCATCCACCTTGCGATGAGGATTGCGATGGAAGCATTCAGGACGATGGGGAAGTAGACACAGATGGAAACTGGATAATAAAACAGGAAGATTTAGGACCAATAACTTTTGAGCTTGGCACAGACATTTACGATGGAGATGGCGACCCAATAGGAAAATATGAAAGTGGTTGTTGTTGCGAATTGTATCTTATTGTCGCACAGTGTTGGGGTGGTGTTGAATGTATAGGTTTGAATAATATATGCAAATCGGAAATACCAGAGTGGAATCCGCAGATTGGTGAGGTGTTAATTCTACGAGGAAAAGACGGAACACCCGCAGAGGGGTGGTGTGGATATACCTTATACAATTTCAATGAAGATGGTAGTCAAAGATACGGTCCATGCAATAAACCTTTTTATGAATGGGTATTAAATAATGGTTGCAAGCTCGGTGGTGGCAAATCTGGTTCTGGTGGGTGCGCTGAGTCAGTTAGTCCAGGACCGCTTTTCTGTGATTTAGATATTGAGGTATTCCAAGTTCCAGACCCAAGTTGGGTTTACGGAGGAGGGAAAAGATTGTGTAGGTATGCTTGCGATTCGTGTTATGGAATCTTTGAGCAATGCGGAGCTTGTGACTGTCATCCTGAATATCCACAGTGCAGGTGTATAAAATCTGTTGATTGTGACACAGATAGAACTGCCATGAAACTCAATTTCTCAGCAGACGAACAAGACCTTTGTGGACCAACTCACCCTAGTGGTGAATGTTTGTTTATGAATGAGGAGATTACCAGTAGACAGTATGCGTTAAATGATTTCTATTGGAATCTTCCGACTTGCATTACAAATAACACAACGCCTGTGGATGGTGGTACACCATGTCAAGACTGCGAAGTATTACTCTTACAAAGAGAAGCTTCTGTATGTTGGTGCGGTGATTTACCGCCTGGTGTTACTTGTGACTTTCCAGAATATGCGTACACTTGGGCAACAAATGATTTATGGAACTCTCGGCGTTACCTAAAACTGTACGTTCAAAATAGTACGGGAAGCCATAGCCCTGGGTGTTACAAAGTTGTAGGAGTTATTGAAGCAAGACTTTTGCCATCAGATGCGGTGTGGCACACGTTCTGGATATCGGGTGAATGTCATAAATTTCCTGATGGTCATGTGGAATGCCACCCAACCAATGATGACGTTCTGGCAGATTGCGTTTTTTGTACGGGCGACTGCTATGGAGAAAATCCTATACTGAATGGACGGTTTGATTGTATGAGTTTCTGCCCACAAGTCGAGTGTGAAGCTCCTTGCGGAACTGCGGGGCATCAGTGTTGGGGTTGTTGTATTACGGACTCTGATGGTAGCCCAAACTGTTGTGAATACCCACCACCTCCTCCTAATGGTAGCCCACCAGAACCGCCACCAAGACAGAAACAAATGGGAGATTGGGATTCTATATTTTTATTCCCAACCAATATAGAAACTGAAATAGATATTGACATCAATAATGTTAAGACCTCAGTGCCTATTTCGTTTTCAGATGCACTACAGATTCCCATGATAGATAGTCCGACTGCACAAGATGTTGAAACATATAACAGGTTGTCACCCTTCCAATATGCCCCGAATTATCTCAAAGAGTCATTAAACAAAACTGTGCGAACAGGTGCGGTTGCAGACAAGAGAGCAAAAGTTCCGCAGGTGGACGAAGCTAACTACCTAGGTAATTACTCAGAAGGTTCGCTTGAATGGTCTATGTGGTTGCATATTGGAAATTGCATAGCAGTAAACTCTGAGCAGGATATGACTCGTAAGTGCAGTTTTGACTATACGGTTTTTGCTTATTGTCAGTCAAAAAAATGTAAAGTAGATTCAAAAGTGTTGGAGAATAAGGTTGTACAATTCAACTTAGATACTAATTATTTTGGAGCATCTGATGAAACTTAAAATAACCTACCACGATGCAAATATGCCTATAAAAGAAGTTATCGCCAATGTTGCGAGTGTGGGTGAAAATAACTTATCTAAACTTTCAATGGTAAAAAATATAGAGAAGCAAACAAAAGAAAGAATATCACGCATTGAGAAATTTAGAACGGGGGTGACGGGCATAACAAAAGCAACACTTGGTATAGGATTGGCAAGTAAATCTGAAATTGAAGGGAGAAGAAGTATATGCGAAGTGTGTGAGTTTCGGCAGGGAAGTTCGTGTGGGGCGTGTGGATGCTTTATTAGTCCTAAGACGAAACTAGCAAAAGAACAATGCCCGAAGGGGTTTTGGGGTCAAGCAATTACAATAGAAAATCAGAGGAGTGGCGGATGTGGATGTGGGAAAAACAAATAATAAACTAACGTGGGAAGTAATAGAGCAGAATAGAAATTGTCATACGGTTCGTGTGGATGCGACTAACTCAAAGTGGGAACAATACTTTCTGTTGTCTAGTGACAGACATCACGATAATGCTCACACTGACCATGCTTTAGAATTGAAGCACCTAAAGTTAGCAAGGGAAAGGGGTGCAGGGATAATAGATGTCGGGGATATGCACTGTGCGATGCAAGGCAAGTGGGATAAAAGGTCAGACCTTACGGCAACAAGACCCGAACAGCAGGAAGGTAGGTACATTGACTCGCTAGTTGAATGTGCATCAGATTTTTACGCTCCATTTGCCGAGAACTTTGTAGTAATTGGTAGGGGTAATCACGAAACATCCATACTAAAACGACATGAAACGGATTTGACTGAACGGACTTGCGAACGAATGTCTGCTATTTCTGGACATAAAGTTCATTCTGGCGGTTACGGTGGTTGGATTCGGTTTATGATTAAATTGAATGGCTCTATCAACCAGTGCAACATGAAGTATTATCATGGCTCAGGTGGCGGTGGTCCAGTTACCAGAGGGGTTATCCAGACAAATCGTATGGCGGTGATTTATCCACAAGCTCATATCATTTGTTCTGGTCACACCCACGACCAATGGATTGTGCCTATAGCAAGGGAGAAGTTATTTAAATCGGGTCGTATCGGTATGGACGAAGCATTACATGTGCGCTGTGGAACTTACAAAGATGAGTACATGGATGGCTTTGGTGGTTGGCATGTTGAGCGAGGAGGACCGCCAAAAGGTTTGGGAGCAATGTGGCTTCGGTTCTATGTAACGTCTTCAACAAACAATGTAATAGGTTGGGAAGTTGTTAGGGCTAAATAATGAAAATGATACGGGTAACTTGGGTTGATGCTGAAACCATCGGGGATTCTGGTTGGCAAGATTTGTCTGACATACAGCATATAAAAGAAGTCACACCACCAGTAATGAAAACCATTGGTTTTGTTTTAGGTGATTTTGATACGCATATAACAATTACGGATTCAATAGGAGAAAAAGAGTGTGGTCATGTAACAAAGATACCAAAGGAAATGATTAGAACAGCGTGTTTTCTTGGGGAGATAGTTAAAGCGAAAGAGGAAATAAAAAACCCCGCCCAACGAGAGGGATAAGTTCTCGCAACTATGGGCGGGGTAAAGGAAATTGTGACTTTCGCCACAATATGAATAGCGTAATTATATCATTTTACATCATAAATATCAATACCAAGGTTTGCGGTTGGTAGTATAACACCAGGGTGATTAGAATTTACCCACTCTACAAAACTATCTCTATTCCATCGCATACCACCAAGACGAATTGGCTTTGGAAGCTTACCTGAATCCACCCATCGGTAAATAGTTGAAACTTCAACACCAAACGCCTTAGCAACATCTGACGTATAAATATAAATTAAACACATAAAATACTCCTCTTAGAATGGTATGTCATCATCTGGAACTTTTGTCGCTACAGATGAAACTGGAATCTCTTTTTCCTGTGAATCGCCTGAAACATTCTTGATGTTCCTAACTTCGACAACGGTAAACTTACCTCTTTTCCCTTCGACTTCTTTGTTTGAGAAATCTGCTTGAATGCGAAGACCTATTAAATCAAATACATCTTGCTTAAAAAATGTATCCCAATCTGCGGATGTGTAACCAAGCATTGAAAACCATCTTAGCGCAACGGAGGCAGGGGCGGTTTTCCCAATGTAGTCGTGCGTGTACCGTTCTTTGTTCGGAAGGTTTACGTCTTCACGACACAAGCAAACCTTAATCGCAGGACCACCTGCGTGTTTAATTAGTTCTACTTTTGTAACTGTTGCAAATTCCATCATTTTTTCTCCTGTGTTGGGATTCTTTCGTGTGTTGCTACTAATTGCTCATCTGAAAACTCGTCTACATCGGTTAAATCCCAATGCCCAAATACAGCACCCGCCCATTTAGTGTCTTTGTCCATGTGTGACCTGATAGCTTTGACGAGTTCTTTTCGACAATCTTCTGTAAGTTTAAGTTCATCCTCAAACATTACGGTGTCTTCACCTGCGTAAACATTTATTCCTAAGCCATGAAAAGCTATCGCCTTTACTAAGCATCTTTTCAGCGAATTGTTGATTTGCGTGGGTTTTGGGTTTTGGATGTCATTATTATTATTATCCATAACAGCCAAATCCTCTTCGACTGTTTCCTCTTCGACTGTAACAGCAACCCTGACAAATGCGTACCCTTCTTCGTCTTTGAATGCTGTTTTGCCGTTTTCGGTTTTAATGTACTCGAACTTAGCCTTGGGGTAATTCTCTTTTAGAATGCTCCAAGCCCAAACCCACGGTAGAAAGTCGAACATACCTTTTTTTTCGACATACTTTGAGCAGTCGATTCGGGAAAGTGTTTCCCATACTGATAATTTTTCTTTAGACATTTGCGACCTCCTCGCTTTTAAGTTCTTGTGGCAGTTCTGGTAGTTCCATCCAGGCAACAACTTTTTTTACTTTGTTGCCGTCCTTAAACTGAACTACACCCTCGACTGTATTCTGAGATATAAACTCTTCTATCCATTCAGATGTAAACAAAACCTTCTTGCCAATTCTGCAATGCCGAATCTGACCTGAAGTTCTAAGTTTCCAGAGTTGACCATAGGAAATGTTTAGCCAACTTGCAGTTTCTTTTGAATCTAATAACTTGCCGTCTTGTTGTTTTCTATCACCACTAGAGGTACTGTGTTTCCCATTCCATACCATCAATATCTGGTGGTGATACGATTCTTCGCCCCGCTCAACCAAGCATAAATAACTGTGACATGGAACGCCATCGGGACATTCTTCTGTCTTTGGTAATTCGGGCAACCGCTCTGATACTAATATCCATTCTTTAGACATATTTACCTCCTATGT